GATGCAGCACTGCTATGGATGTTACCGCAATCTATAGGGCGTACCACCAATTGCATCTTATCCAACACACCCTGAACTGCGGTATTGAGATTCATGTTTTCAGTTGTTTTCTTTACATTTACGTTGGTAAATGTAGGAGCAACCGTATCAACTAAATTCTGGGCTAAGGTAGTCATACGATAACCACCAAGGCTATTACCCAAGCCAGAGACACCTAGTTGCTTAAATCCACTTATGCCCCAGCTTGTTTGAAAGTCTCCAACCTTCCCATGCAACAGACTATATACCTTATTCTTATCGTACTTGAAGGATGAGTAATCTAAATACCTCATCACTCCGTCAAAGGTAACACCTAGAATCATGCAGCTACCATCACCCGCATACCCTAGTGAAGCTATCTTACGTGCGAACTGGCACCACCTAGTATTCAAGGGAATCCAGGTTTGGTTATCGTAGGTTGTATCACCAGAGAATGTAAGGTCACATGATTCGGATATACTCTTCAAAGCTTGATAGGATGTACCCTTGATGGCAGTAGTAGTGGATTCAAAGAAGTATTTGGGCTTCCTTAATATGAAGGATAGTGTGTACCGAGTTACGCTATCTATATTCTGACTCTTAAAGTTGAAGAGCTGGAACTCATATTTCTTAACGCTATCCAAGCTCCTACCAATGGATATGTCGATATTCATACCGTCAGCTAGGGTAAGAGCTTGCTTCATGAAGGTTATTGGATCATTTACTACTAAAGATCCAGTAGGTAGAGCACCATTGGTTGAGGAATGTAACTGGAAGGATTGCACACCTAGAATGTTTAGCGGTAATCTTACATCGTCAACTACAACATCTAGATATACTCTATCAGCAATTCTCAGCATATCAAACCTCTACAATGGTTCCTACTTTTGTTGGGATAATGGAGTTTAGAGCCGAATCTATGGAAAATAGGGTAGGTATCTTAAGTTCCTTACCTGTAACAATATCAGTCAATGGGTCTATAACATTGTTGGCTACGCATAGTACCCACCATAGATCAACCGTACCCCAAAACTTGTAAGCAATCAACTCTGGATAACCTTCGTACTGACCCTCTACCGTATAGTAGGTTTCCGTAACGAGCTTGTTGCGTATATTGAGGTACAGAGCATTTTGGTAATCTAGGTAGTCTGTACCTCGATGTTTTGCCAAAGGAAGGTATCGTTCCCTACTATAGATGGATTGCATAGTTTATGCTCCAAAGGCCCTTCTAATATCTGTAGCTGTCGGAACCATGACTGTCCTAAAGGTTACGGATACTGTTGCTCTAATTGGAATACCGGAAGGATGTATCAAGGTTTTGTAAGCTTGTCCGATGTTGGTAATAACCACATTATTCAAGCGAATAAAATTACCGATATGCAATGATATCTTATTCTTCATAATCGTATCAATCTTATTCTCTTGATAGGACTGAGAAGCCCCTTTTGTATCGTCACCTTCCAACTGTTGGGATTCCTGCTGAGACTGAGTCTTAGCTTGGATACCCATCTCAATGATTTTGTTTATGTCATAGGTTGGACCCGGTGATCTAAACAGACCGTACTCCCCACCAAGAGTTGTTGGCAGGGCCAAGGCAACTAAGTCCATTATGGGCTTTCTAACGTCCATGACGGTATCAGTCTCGGCTATGAATTCCAGTGCCAAGGTAAGCTCCATATTAGAGCTACCTTTCCACATTTGAGTTGTCATGGCCTGAGTTGCCGGTTTAGTACCGATCAATTGCAGGGCCATATTAACTTTGTTGGAATCTGATACACCCTCAGCAAAGGAAGCATCCCAATCAGACGTTAGGTCAAACTGAAACTCTTCAGGTAGGAAAGCGGTAATTACATTATCGCTACCCTCTTTATAGATATGAACCTGATAAGCAGTACGATTGTATGTAGGGACGGAATCAGAGGATTGCATCCTATTAAAGGAATCCCTAACGGAATTCGTAGCCCCTTCAACAAAGTTGCTAGTTGCGGAACCCAGATCATCTAAAAAGGACATACATTCTCCAATTATACAAAATCATTTTCCCACATTTCAATTACTCTATACCCTAAACTACGTAGGTACTCAGTACGTTCACACGTCTCTTTATATAGACGTTTTGCGGTTTTATTGTTGAATGGATGTGGTCTACTATGGGGATTAAATATTAGAGGATTTCCATGATAGGCGTCACCGTGGAATTCAAAGACAGTGTTGGTACGCGGGTGAAATCCATCTACCTTGAGATGTGTACCTGGTATGCAGTATTCTCCACCGTTCTCAGCGTGCAGCATACCCTTCAACCTACGGGATTTAGATTCCTGTTCTATCCAACGGATTGCAACTTTAGAGTAAGCTCTTTTAGCACACTGAGGACAACCGGAACCCTGCAAGTGGTTAGAAGGACGTTGCATGAATACACCATGTTTAGGGCATACTATAGGTATAGGAGTGAAAACATTTACATACTCCGAGTTGTATGTATACTTCCTACCATGAATTTTCTTCGCTGACTTTACAAAATCTGTGGTAGATTTGGTCATATACTTGGAGTGTACTTCATTCGCACACTTTCTACAACCCCTACCCCTTAGGTGTTCTATAGGTGACTGCCTAAACTCTCCATGTTTAGGGCAAATTATTAAGACATGCGTAGAATAATCCTCATATGCCACTAAGGAATAATCATATGCGTCACCATGAAGTTCTACAGCATCCAAGAGAAAATCATCCTGTGTTCTAGTCTGGCTCAACGCGGTGCGTTGCCTCCCACATTTAGGGCAACCTTGTTTGCTATTTAAGTGATCCGCTGGACGTTGTATGAATGCACCATGTTTAGGGCACCGGATGGTTAGCTTAGTCCTAGCATTTACGTATCTGGATTTACTATAGTCATATAGATTACCGTGAACGCTATTAGCCTTGGCTATGAAATCATCTTGGGTTAGCTTCTTCATTTTTATGCTAATTGATTATGCAAACATACCTGAATTTAACAAGATCAGCCCCTCGTCAGTCACATACATTGGAATTGAATCCATATTGGGGGTAGATACACCACCCTTGTTACCTATAGGATGGGTCTTATTAGTAGATTCTGCTGGACGGTCTACATTAACGGTTGGTACCCCTGACGTACTTTGTACCCTTTGTCCTGTATTAGGTGTGGCCTGTGTAGCAGATGCTACCTGTATAGGTTTAGCCTGTGAGGATGAAGCACTAGGTGTGGCCTGTGTAGAGGATGCCATCATGGTAGTCGTAGTAGGTGAGGGTACTGTTGAGGTAGCTAACGCACCTGCCAGTTCCTCTTTATACCTACCTGTACTCTGATTGCCGAGGATGGATGCAGTTTTTGTATCACCCTTAGCCGCAGCGTTGGCGGCCAACTTATTAGTGTAGGCACTACGTCTAGCATATATTGCCTTGATAATGTCGGCATCAGAAGCGTTTGCTCCACCGGCATCTTGGATACCTGACAGTATTATGTCGTAAGCCCCACCGTGCTGCACGGATGCGGACCATATAGCATCCTGTAACCCTTTACTTCTCTTACCTACATCTATACCAGTTGCTTTGTTTAATCTAGCCACTAGCGGAGCATATGAAGTATGCTCAATGAAGTCATGTTGGAGTTTTGTGAATTCGGCACCGCCACTTTTTGCCAATGCCCTCCAAGCATCTGGAAAGGCACCTTGTTTTGAACCTGTATTGGATGGACCTGATTTACGCAACGTATCCGCCCAGTCTTTATGTCCCCTAGCATCTAGAAAACCTAAAAACCTGTCCATCATACCTGTATTAGAGGCTATCTGATAAGTACCATAGGAGGTACCACCCTTAGGGTCGTAACCTATAGCATAACTACCGGATTTACCTGATTCAAACTTTGCTGACAAAGAACCCAAACCTGAGGATACAGACTCAGACATTCCAGTCGCTACATTAGCTACCCCTGTACCTGCAGCAGACGCCGCAGCAGCAACTCCTCTACCTGTAGCCTCTACACCTTTAGCTGTAGCTTTACCTGCACCCTCAAGGGATGTATCTTTTGTTGTGGATTCAATCCTCCTAGCTGCCGCTGAACTGACTTCTGTTGAAGTTGCAGCTACAGAAGCTCCAACTCTCTTAGACGTTTCAGCAACTTGCTTACCTGTTTCCTTAACTGATCGAGCAGCACTGGCAGTCTTACCTGCGGCGTAATCAGCCAGCCTATCTCTATTATCTGATATGAAGGCCTTGATTTTATCCGTCTTTAGGAAATCAGGTAGCATGGAAAGCTTACTGACTAACCAATCCCTAGCCTTACCTAAAACATCACCCACAGCAATCAGGGTAGGAGTAATTACTTTGGCAGCTTCGCTAATCCAACTAGCTACACCACGTATCCCGTCAACTAGGCCACGGACAGCAGCTTTACCTAAATCCCCTGCTACGCCACCTATGGATTTTAGTATCCCTGACTTATCTAGGTAATCCCAGGCTTCTTTTACTACATCACCTACAAACTTCAAACCTTTTATTAGTCCTTGAAAGGCATCGCTCACTAGTGCAGTAACACCGGTATCAGAGAAAAACTTAGATACCACTTTCCCAGCCTTACTGAAACCCTCGGATATTTCATCCTGATAATCAGAAAAAGCTACAGTCAGGCCACCTAACAAGGCGCCAACACCCGCACCTATGGCCGTCCCCACTACAGGTATGAAGGATCCAATCATTGCACCCGTCAGGGCACCACCAGCTATACCCTTGCCATAGTCAGTGGCTCTAGAATCCATCATGGATTCACCTTCACCTGTACCAAAAAAGGATTGCCCCTTCTTCTTTCTGATATCCATGAAGGAATCCGCAGTTAGGCCCATACCTAAAAGACCTGCTGCCCCTTTAAGCAGGCCTTTAATGCCACCCTTCATCTTTTGTGACATCTTTTGTGACATATTCTCAGACAAGGAGCCTGATTTCTTCTTTAGGGTGTTTGTCAGTTTACCGAAACCTGTACCCATGACTCCAAGTTTTAGGGATAGGAGATTCCTCCAGTTAGATTCATTCTTATCCCTCTGCTTATTGTACTTCTCGTCCTCTTTAGCTCCCTCAGTAAGTATCTTATTTGTCTTTGCCTGCTCGGATACCTGAGCAACACTGAGGTCAACTACTTTCTTATCAGCATCTTCTTGCTGCTCTGCAGTCTTCTCTGACTTCTTGAATATCTTATTGATCGTATTTTCGACCCCAAAGAAGGAGTCATATATATTCACTAAAGGTGACAAGGGGCCGAGCATTGCTGCCAGCCCAATTTTCAGACTATTAGAGGAGGCACTACTTAATTTTTCAGAGTTGTTGGCTACGATGTCGGACCATTTATCCCCATACTTCTTGAACAGTACCTCGTTAGCCTCTGTTATATCCTTCTTCTCTTTGATCCGTAGTCTTTCCTGATCTCTTAGACTTTTTGTTACGCCAGAATCCTGATGCGTACCTGTATAGGAATCCAGTTTGGATTCAAGCTTACCAAACTTAGCCTGAAACTCCCTAATCTCAGCAGGTTGTACTGTTTCCCCATTTCCAATCTTACTTAAAGTCTTTGTCAGGTTAATCAAGTCCATGTGAATAGACTTGAGATCTGAATCCGCGCCAGATAGATTGGTACGAACGGCTCTGGTATATAGCTCTACTAGATCTTGTTGCTCCTTAAAGGATTGCAACATAGCCTCCACATCTTTTTTAGATACAGAGCTATCCTTACTGCTATTACTGCCCTTATTTTGGTTATCTAAAAATTCTCGTAGATTGAAGGCCATTGTTACTATCCTTAATTAGGAAGTCCTTTTCCTATGCTGCTGTTTCTCTTTTTCTACCCGTTTGTTCTCTTCTGCAATATCTTTTTGTACGCTATCGTAGAAGTATAGAAACCTTCGGAAGTCCATATCATCTGGAGCTAGTATGTGAAGGCGGGCTGCTAAACTATATTCCATGTCTAGCAGCACCCGTTCACTATAGTTTGGGAAAGAATTGCAGAGCGTCGATAGACAATATGGTGTCCACCTTTGCTCTGCACTCCTTGCATTCAACCCTAGCTGTCTCTTTAACCCCGTGATTAATCATGGAGATAAACTTGTCCATATCGGCTACAAGTTCTGATCCATAATTTTCAGCATGGGCTTCTAAAAATTCTCTCTTCTGTGCAAGGTTTCCATGAGAGGGGGAGACAACAGATGCGTACTTATTAATCCATTCGTTTTCAGGTGCTACCTCAGCTTCTTCCAACCCCTCAACTAGGTCAATAACGCGAGGTGGATATAGGTAAAAGCCGTATGTATCTTTGAACTCGGTAGTAAACTTGAATACCTCATCCGGATCACAGTGAATCAACTTAATGTTGGATTCCTGTAGATGTGTAACATTGTGGAGAGTATCGGGTTTCAGGTAATCTGGTGGGTACTCACCCGTTTCCAAAGGTTCTAGTAGAGTTCTAGCTATGTGGTCAGGGTTTGTGCATTCCCAGGTCAATGTCTGTGGATTGCGCTTGTAGGAGTTGATCCTATGCCAGTACATTAGGTACAAAAAGTCACCTATGGTAAGCTGAGTACCTTCCCTATTCACAGTCCCATCAATTACCTCCATTAGGGTGCGCAAACTAGTGGATTCATGTGCTCTATAAATCTTTTTCAGATCGGATAGCACAAAGGGTCTTATTGATAGGGTGTCCCAGGCATAAAACATGTAGGCCGAAGGTAATGGTACATCAACAAACCTACTATCCTTCGGTGGGGATGCTTGTTCCTGGAGAACGGGCTCAGGTGATTTGTTGGGGCTATCCTTAAATTTCATTGGGCGCGTACCCGTCTGAACTGCAAGGATTTGCTCACCGTCTTCCAAGTCTACTCTTTGTACAGCTTTGACCATGATTATTTACCTCTTGAGGTTAGATGTATTCATACGCGGAATTGAATGCGTTACCCGCACCGCTTGACCCACTAGAACCTGAGTTTAGAAAGGATACACCACCGCTAAACAATTGAGAAGATAGGTTGTCGATTTCACCTACTATACCACCCAGGAATTTCTGAGCCAACCCGCTCTTGTAAGTCATATCTGCGTTGTCAACTGAAAACTCCACGGATAGTACAGTACGTTCTGAGTTGTTGGATATAAAGGGATACACGGGTATCTTGGTTGGGAACACACCACTGAGGGTGAAGGACCCTAGAGTATTACCCTTAACGTCCATAGGCATCAAGACAATATTCTTCTTGTACACAATAGGTAAGTTGAAAGTACCGTCTGGATTCTGGACTAAAGACCTCCACTTCTGCAACCATTTGGTAACTGTCAGATACCTATCTTCATAGAAGTTGATGGTGACAGGAGCTATGTCTGATGCCTCTGCAAAGTAGTTGCGTGTGCCTGCTCTGTAGATACCGTTTGACATTCCAAAGTCTGACATTGGGAATTGGATTTCCTCAACGTATTCAAACGATAGGCCTAATGGCATTTGTATCATCCAATCCATTTGCCACAAGGGATCTGGTCTGGATTTGGCTTTAGCGTAGAATCTACCCTGCGGTATACCCAGTTTGTTTAAAAAGCTACCTACCGCTTTATTTACCTTGCTGGATATGGCATCATCTATACTACCTATAGCTGAATTTACAAAGACACCAGGTAATTTTTCAATACCACCAAGGACTGTTGGTCCTATTTGCTGGAAATCACCTGACTTAAACAGAGAGGATACATCTCCAGCCATACCACTTATATCTGCTAACCCAGGCATTTTTCCTGACATGAATGTCTCCTAATCAGATAGTTCAATATTGTAGGTAGTATATAGGTTTAACCTATTGATTGCCGCCTGTTCTATAGCTCTCATCTAAGTTCCTTAGGCTGAAAACCAAGTATCGTAAACGAAGGTGACAGTAATGTTGACAGGAGTGGAGTTGGAGCCATCCAAAGCGGCGTCATCCATATTTTGCGGGAAGAATCCATCCAACTTGATGGTCTGTATAACCGCGCCGGTGTCATCGTAAAGTTGAAGGTTGGCTTCCGTGGCGTACTCTGTCTTGTAGGAGCCAGTGTTGTTGCGAGCGCTGCGCTGTAGATCCAACCAAGCAGAGATGGCTCTATGAGTACCCAAATCTCGGGTTTCTAGATACACCACTGACAGTGTATGGGTATACATCTCACGGCCAGCATACTTGACATCTACACCGTGAAGGGATACGATAGTGTCTTCCGTAGATTTGCCCGGTAGGGACGTTGACATACACTTGATGGTCAGTGATCTAGCATCACCACCACCCGGTACATTTGGGATAATAAGGTCGAAGTTGTACCCAAAGAAAGGATCGGGTAGACTACGGATATCGTTTAGACCAGTTCTTGCCATTTTGGTATTCCTTGAGAATTAATAAGATTTAGTGAAAACTAAATTACCACAATCAAAGACGCGGTACCAACCATTGATATTCATATTTTCTACTTCGCTTAACGCAGGATCAAAGTTATCACCTAACAATTTAGGGAGTTTGTGCTTCTGAGATTGGTAACGGCTTACTACAATGCTAGATTTCACATAGAAGTAATTAGGTTTACTCTTATGTGAAAAATTGAAACCTAACTGTTTGTATAGGTTACCTTGACTATACCTCAAATCTGCATAAGTAATAAGAGATTCTGGTATATACTCACGTTCAAAGGCTTTCAGTAAACGACTAGCCCCACCTACAACAGTAATACCTATCTCAGTAGCAAACCTACTAATCTCCCACTGATAATTAGAATTGAATCTTGGTCTAACAAAAGACATAAGGCAAGTGAGCCTATTCGTCTTTTTTGATCTTAATCCAATATACACACTTGCATTATCTGCACCCTGTAGGTGACACCTATCTAGAAATTTACACCCCTCTGAATTATTTATATTCAGATCAATACGTAAGTTGCGGGCATATATTCTTTTGGCTACCCCAAGCCTAGCTTTAATCATACTCACAACTAAATCCATCTTTTGGTTAATCTCTACATCCCAAAAATGAAGTAGCTGTATACCTTGTTTTTTACAGTCAAGTGTCTTACTGAGATGATAATTGGGTTCAATATACTCTTCACTATGCCAATATAAACCGTTAACTTCAATAGCTAAGTTTTTATCCGGAAAATGTATATCTAATTCCCTGTTTTTAAGTATTGACCTAGACCTAGACGTTACATCAATACCCAAGCTGAGTACGGCTTCATATAAATTAGATTCAACAGTGGATTTGTTAGGTATTAAACATGCTGGACACTGACCACCCTGAAGGTGATAATAAGCCCGAATAGTAAAGTTGCCATGTGCAGGGCAATTGACAGTAATTGGAGAGTAACACCCATCATATACAGTATCCATATAGGAATACTTATCTGAATGAACCTGTTTGCATGCGGATATAAATGATTGCTGAGTATAACTCTGTAGCTTCGCATTAGAGTCACTAGCACACTTCGGGCAGCCATGCCCTGCCCTATGACTGTAAGCTCTTTGTTGAAAGATGCCATGTATAGGACACTTTATATCGACAAGACTATATGCTCCTTTATATGATGACCTTCTATATTTATATGTATCACCATGGACTTGCCTACAGGATAATAACCATAAGGTAAAGTTTACACGCTTACTATCTGATATTCTAGTACCCGTACATTTTTGGCACCCTGCACCATCCATGTGGTACCTTGCTACCTGAGTGAATTCACCGTGAACTGGGCATGTAATTGTAACCTTACCCATTATACTAGTATAGACAACTTTTGAATAGTTGTATAAGTCACCATGATGTTGAATACTACGACGTAAAAAGTCATCAAAGCTAAATTTAACCGGCATTTCATCACCTCTAACATGAAAGAATACTCCGTAATCTAGTTGGTAGTTAGAGTACCAACAGGGCTGGCCGGCCTTTTCAATTACGGAGTATAGCAACGCTATTTACAGTCTAAGTCCTTAGTTAGAACCACCGGCAATAATCGCTTCCTTGAAGGACATACCTGTTCTTGTGATTACAAGGTTTAGTCTAATCTTCGAGGCTGGGATAACAGGATCTAAGTAAACGTCGACATTAAGCTGACCACTCGCAGTCGTATAATCGCTATTATTGGAGTCATCACAGACTACCAAGTAACGGTATAGACCACGACGATTCTTGATGTTCTCAAGGAATTGCCCAATCATGTTGACGATTTGCATACGCAGAATATCATCATTGGGTTCAAACAAAGAGTACATCAGAGCCTTCTGCACTGAGATACCAATAACGTCGAGTAACCTACGCACATTGATGTAGCTTAGAGCGGTCTGCTTTGCTTGCATCGTTGTCTGTTCCCACACTGCGTACCCTTGACCCGGGAACTTACGAATGTGGTTGATTTGCGCCGGGCTCAACGTATCACGGTCACCCTGATTGTACGTCCATTTCAGACCTAGAATGCTCAGGAGGCCACGGTTCAAGCCAGCAGGAGCAAACCAAGCTTCTGCGACGTAATCATTGTAGGCGTACTTGCCAGCAATGTGACCTGACGGTGGTACAAACAGTTTCAGATCGTTGTCTTGGTCGTTGATGTACAGATCTGGCGTGTAGATAGCTGACCTGTTACTGTTCAGGTTTAGCGTATTCATACGGTAGTTGAGGCAGTTCTGTACTGACTGGCTGGATGACGGCATATCCAACACAGCTATACAGTCCATACGAGTATGAGCTATCTGATCCATCTTCAACTGAACGGTCGGAGAAGTGTAACCACCGTTGATTAGGATCTTGACTGTGATGGACTCTACATCCGCAAACATGTCCCAACCCTTGTTGATGGTCGAGTCAGTTACAGCAGTACCGGATGTACCACCAGTAAATGCTGCGGTAGCAACGGTAGCAAGAGCGGGTATAGTAGCAAGATTCTTGGCACTGTTGATAACACGGATGTAGTTGGATTGAGCATTGATCCGCTGTTCCAACTCCATTTGCATACCGTAACCGTCAATCTTCGTGGCTAGGGTACACTCAAAGGTCTCTACCGGCAACACATTGTTGACATCGGTATCGTACACATTGATGGTAAACTCATCCGTAGTGGCGGCCGTAGAAGGTGGGGCACCAGCAGGAGTAATAGCTCCAGTATCCGTGTAGGAAGTCTCAGATACAGCGGCAATGAATAGTTCAGCAGAGCCTGTGCGACCGTAGACCTTGTAGCTAGTTGCTCCAGATACGGCGGTCCAACTAATGGCGATGGAGTTTGTAGTACCAGCCGCAACTACACTGGTAGTAGCTGCCGAGGCTAAGGTTTCACCGATAGCATTTACCGCTGATACCTTGTAGCTATAGGTAGCAGCAGATAAGGTACCACCAGAGGCGGATGCAGTCAATGTCGGTGCAGCAGGTGCAGCAATAATCTTACTGATAAGGCCGACCTTGATAGTTGAGGAGTACGAACCCGGACCTACTGGGTAAAACAGTGCAAGGTTCTCATTGATACCCGTAGAACCGTTCACAACCGCAGTGAAGTCATACTCTTCAGGCTTAGATGTCGTAACAGCAAACATGTTGGCAGAAGAGGCACTCTTCTTCTGTAGCAAGAATCCAGGGTACAGTGCATCAGATGAAGTTGCACGTACAACCCATAGAGTATTGGCTTGCTCTAGGAATGCTAGGGCAGCGTAGTGCATGAAGCTTACCTTGGGATCAGGTTTGCCAAACAAGTCTCTAAACTGTTTGGTATCTGTCACTAGGATAGGCTGATTGGCGGGACCCTTCTTGGAAGCTCCAACAATAGCCCCAATAGCGGTAGCCACAGAGGCTACAATTTGACTGAGGTCAGTTTCTACGCGGTAAACACCGGGAGATAGATATGTTGCCATTTCAGCTCCTTAAGTCTTAGGTGCCACAACAGCGGGAGCCGGAGTAGCGGGTGATAATACAACGGGATCATTTTCTATGCGAATTTTACCCATAGCTAGACCTGCGTTGGTAACGGAGAAACCTTGGGGTAGTGTTACACGACCATAGGGTTGGATATGAATCCCATCATCAACTTTACCATCCGATATAGGCAAACTGACGGTATAATCATTGCCATTATAAGCTTGCATCTGTAACTCCTGGTTTAGATTTGAATTACGGTTACTTCTACATCATTAGAAGTGTCCGCATTTGAAAGTGTTAATGCACTTAAATTAGTGGATAATACTAGATCAGACTTAACTGGTATAGTGTAGTCGTCTAATCCAACAGTAAAAGATGCCTCAACCTCACCCTTGGTGTGTATTACGGTCAGCTTGTTTCCAGACATCATAGATATAGTAACAACGGTAGGTGTGTTTCCATCCACAGCTTTATCTATAATCTGGTGGGTTTCAAAGTTGCTTTCACCTACGGCGCTTGATCTCGTAGCTGAGATATTGCGCCGTTTAGTGGCGTCGGCAAGATAACACGATATATCAACTATTAGACTAAGCATAAGGCTCCTTAGAAAGGTAATCCCGTGGTACGGCATTTACCTTAGTTACTATATCTACTGAACGCATACTTTCAGGCGGTGCAGTAAAATAGGTTGCTATATTCAGGTTGCTAGTTAGTTCGTAGGTATTTGGAACATCCGCTGAGTTATCCCTTTCTGGTACAGATATAGATGGATCTACTATTACTTTTATATCTATATCAACATCAGAGTAGGTCACGGTGGTGTTTAATGAAGCATCCCTAGAGGCTAACAACCACGTAGAACAGTACTCCAATACCTCGTAGAAGTCGGTAGTTAGATACACAACCTCAAAGGTCATATCAACTGGGATGGCCGGTATGTTTAATACCGTACTACTATCACTGGAGATACCACCGTATATTCCCCTTCTACGTAAGGAACCTGGGTTATACGAGGTAGTAGAGAGTGCAAAGTTGCTTGGCTTCAAGAATATCAAAGGTAGTTCTACACCTTTAGTCTTGAACTGGTTCACTATCTGGGCTAATCTCCACCTATCAGATGTAGTCAAAAGATGGGCAGGGGCCTTAAATGTATCTTGTAGGTTACGTAACAGTCCTTGTATGGTAACCTGCTGTAGGGAAACTGTCGGTGCGGTATTAGCCATTACATAACCTAACCTAGTAAACGTAAGGTACCAACGAAAAAAGCCTCCCGGAAGCCCCAAATGAAGCTCACAGGAGGCCTTTTCAAAGCCGCGATGTTATTACTTGCCGCGCATACGCTTTAGGTTGGCTTGGGCGCGAATTCTGCGAGCTTCCATACGAGCAACAACCTCGTCCTCTACTGCTTCACGTTCACCACCGGCCTCGCCTTCAACGTCTTCCAGATCCGTGTTGTCCTCACTGGCGCGAACTTTCTTCTTGGAAGTTAGTTTGGTGAGGGCAGCAGAGATTTCTTCTTCTGCCGTATCCTCATCATCACCTTCCTGAGATTGATTCACATCCTCAACCATCTCGTCAGCGTCATCTTCCTCGGCGGCCAGAACAAGATTCTTAGCTGCGGTAACATGCTCACCCTTTTTGACTGCGGCAAGGGCTAGGAGTACATAGTCAAGGGACTTGTAGTATTTCATGAGATTTCCTTTTCTTGGATGAAAGGGGTAGTTGGTATTAGCAACAAGAATCAAAAGATCCCTTTCCCCCTAAACTTGTTAGGTACGCTTGCCGATAGCAATAGCACGAGCATTGGCAATAACCGCCGAGATGGATTCGCCCATCATCCAACCACGACCAAGGATGCCTTCGATGCTGGCATCAACCGGCGAAGACTCGATGCCGCCACGGTCCGTGTAGGTACCCGTATTGACCGGATCGCCGACAATTACCATGTCACCTTGCGAAAGAACGCGATGCTGCGGGTGACGATAACCATCGGAGAAGATGAACATGCCGAGGATGGTGCCGAGTTGGCCCGTCAGCAGGAGTTCATGCTTCGATACCGGATCGATAAGCTGTTGGAAACCACTATCGCCAATAATATCGTTCCAGATATCGTTGGCAATTAGCCAGTTCGCCGCCGGGATGTTCCAACGAGTAACTTGGTTACGTAGGGCAGCCAGACCAGCCGGATTCATCGTACCAACGATGGTGGTCTTCTGATTGGCAACATTGACCGTCGCGTTGGCCAGGTTCATGAAGACGCGGTCTTCTGCAACCATAGTACCTTCGAGTGCTTCGATGTACTTTTCTTCAAGCACGTCGCCGGATGATTGATCTAGCTCACGCTTCTCGATGAAGGGACGGGTAGTAATGTAGAACTCCGGCGGGAAGTACGTGTTGTCACGGACTAGCTGGGTTTGCACCTTGGAGGGCGAACCGGCGACGACGGCGACGACGTTCTTCATACGCATCTTGACGCGCGGGATTTGGCCTTGAGCCAACTCTTGACGCGCTAGGAAGCGACGCATGAAACCTTCGCGGTTGGCAGCCTGATAGAGTTCATCAGCGATGACCTCACCAACTTCCATATGAGCTTCTTCCGAAGCGAAGGCGGCGGTCACAGCCTGCGCATGAGCTTGCCGCTTTTCGGCCGAGGTAGAGGCCATCGGAATGACACCCTGGGTCGAAGCAATTTCTGCGAGCTTGGCGATTTGCTGTAGCAGGTCAACCTTGCTGCTTGCATTCAACTCACCGTTACCACCGATGGCGCGCTCTGTATTGTTGCCGAAACGAAGTTCGGAAGCAAGTACAGGTTGAGCGTAGGTAGTGGATTGAAAAGGATTACGTTTCATAGTTCAATTACTCCATTTCGAGTTTTAGATTATACAGCAAAGTGTAGGCCAAGGAAGGCATCACCACTTGCCGGAACCTTGATAATCTTACAATCCACAGTAGGACCGGCGCCGCCGATTGTGAATAGACCGTTAGCGGCGAGCTTGATAGTCGGATTCGCCGCAGTCCAGTCGACCGCTGTGTCGAACTCGGTGGTAACTACATCACCCTGGGTGATGACACCAACTGAGTTTAGCGTAAGGCCAGCAGCACCACCCGGAGGAATGTCACCCTGAATGGAACGGACTTGCAGGGTCGTCGGGCTGTAACGGTAGCTGATTTCCAGGATGTCGGTATTGACAGTAGTACCACCAGTAACGATGGTAATGACAGCACCCGAGATGGAATAGTTACCAGCGGCAGCACCGGCAGCAACCACGGCAGCCTTAGTGACGTTGTACACACGGATAGTACCGGCGGCCGGCGTATTCGAGCAAGTCACTGTCAGAGTAGCAACAGTCTGACGCTCGATGAACGGGAGGTAGAGCGGAGTAAGTTGTTGCGAAAGGGATACGCCCATAAACAACTCCGTACCGGCGCCAGTCGCAGGTTTAACACCAGCAACACCACCCGTAGTGTCATTCACTAGGGCCTGACCTTCAGCAGTCACCGTAGCGCCGACAGCAACCGGACGCTCAATGGTCTGCATGATGCGAGATTCTTGAAAGTTTAGCATGATTTAAAACTCCTTAAAACAGGTTTCCGCCCGGGAGGGCTTTACGAAGGGCTGCAATGGATACCGTTTGGGTTCCACGACTGGCTACAGGTTTACGCTCTGGACGAAGAGCAGCTCCATTCAAGCGAGCTGTTACTTCAATTCCATCATCGTCGATGTTTTCTTCATCCTCAACCTCATCATCCATAGCGAGCGTGTTGATGCTGCCCAGGGTTTCTGCAAGTTGATTACGAACCTCGACACTTTTACCCATCAGCTCCTGAGCGGTCTCTACAAGAGTTGCTACAAAAGCCTGACTGTACTGGGCAAAAACTCTCTGTACCAATGCAGCAGGTTTATGAACTCCAGCATTGGATAGTTCATTGTAAAGTCCAACCTTCAGAGCGTTTGACTTGCCCTTAAAGAAGTCCTTATTTAAACCTACACTGGCAATTCCTAGGCACTGTTCAAAGTCTGAACCTAGGGCTGTCATGGAAGCTGTTAGTTGTACACTCTGTTCAGCTAGGGCTTTTTCCACACCAGCCTGCACCAGTTTCTGTAGCGGGAATTTAGCAACGACCAGCTGGAAGTTGTAATGACGCAGAGCAGCTTTGATGCCTTGATTGGATGCGGTGTGACGCAGAGCTGTAGTGAACGTCGGCTTGGTATAGAGGTCGGCATTTACTCCAGCCATTTCCTTTGTCAACGTGGCAATGGGCAGACCGTTGTACGTAGCGACCAGAACGCCGTCATGTAGTAGGGTTGATAGCTCTGCCTCATCGTCCTGAACATCGACTACATCGACTAGGGGTACGTCAACTGTGTCAGAATCCGCATCGGTAACATCATCGCCACCTAGGTCATCTTCATCGTTGTCATCACTAGCCTTGCAGTTTTTACCACCTTCTACCACTTCTTCACCTAGGTTATCTTCACCCTCATCTTCAAGGGGATCAGAACCTAAGTCATCAATATCAGGAGCAGCATAATTGATGGCAGTACCGCAGGTAAGGCAATGGAGTTTACCTTCTAAAGCCGAAGCCGTCTGGGTGTCTAGGATGTTGTGAGTACCACATGAAGTGCAAGTGACCGCACTTAGATTTGAATCGGAGGCTAGTGCTTGTACCTCATCCTCATCATCGGGTTCAGTAGGTTCAACCTCATCTGATCCACAAGTTACACAAAAAGGTTGCGAATTTGCAAACGCACCAAATTTGGTGTGACAAGATTTGCACCCAAAGGATGCAATCTCAGCCTTAGTATCAACTTGTAATTCAGTAGAAGCTTGAACGGAAAACACTGAGCCTAATTTCTGTGACAATGAAGCTAGGGTTTGTGCCCTCACCTCATATGCAGGCTTACGTTTTGCCATATTCGTTTCTCCGAAAATTTGTGCTTTTGGCACGTCTGAAAGTCGATTAGATACCGCTAAGATGTACAAACGCAG